GTAGAGTGGGTGGAACTTATACCAGCGTAATGACAAAGCAATCACCAGGTTCAATGGAGGTAGTGAAGCAGAAGATATCGGAAGCCGGTTTTCAGGAGGTGGATTTGCATGGAGAAGTAATAGATATGGATGAAATCACATCAGTTGACGCAGATAAAATCTTAGGAACAAGCAGAATCCGCGAAATTATGAACGTTCAAGCATTGATGCATAGGGAAAGATCGATAGCAAATAAGGAAAGACTAATAGTTCAGATGTGGCATAGACTTAAAAAATAGCGATGTGTATGATTCTCCTTTAGGAAAACTCTTTGCTGGAATAAGATTTGCTTTTGCCACGACGTTAAAATATTGGATACCTATAGGAATAGCAGTGACGAGTCTAGTTACAGTTTTGAGCGTTTTTGGATGGAAGACAGCATATCTTCACTCAGGAGAGAGACAGAATAAAGTGCAAAAAATTAAAATGATTATATCTCATAGTGAAGAAATTGCTTTCTTGAAGAGAAATATTGGAAAGATCAAGGTTGGATCTGCCCGTCAGCGACATGTTAATTTTGTTTTTGTGAAAGGAAACGTGATTTTGTTAAATGCCCATGTTTTTTGGGCTTTGGATAAGGGCACTGAATACGTAGCTGATGGAACAGATGTAACTTTGATGATTGATGGACAGGAAGATTTCCATTTTCCCTTCGAGAAAGCTCAAATGTCTTTAATTGATGAAGATCTCGCTTTAATACAACTTCCTGCTCGTGTTGCATCGAGATCTACTATTACCCAGCATTTTTGGGATGGTGATCTTAACCTCGGGCAGCGAGAAGCTGTAATGTTCAGGAAAACTATGACGGATTTGGAGACGATTTATGGTAAGATATTGGAGGATAGAGTTCAAGTTGTTTATACTCAGACAAAAGGAGGAGAAGAAGTTGAAGTTCAATCTCATGATTCATGTTTGACAAATTTGCCTTCAAAACCAGGCGATTGTGGATCTATTGTTATTGTGCCCACCGGATGTCCTAACACGTTTAAAATTGTGGGGATAAACATTGGATCTGGTCCTCAAGGGTCAATTACAAAGTTTGTCACTAAAGCAATGATAAATGAGGGATTGCGCAAATTTCAAATATTCGAAAGAGCAGAATTACATAGCGATTGGCGAAAACCAGAGATTCAAGAGATTGAAGCTTCTGGATTTGCTAATGCAGCTCTTGTGGTTCATGCAATTTCGAATAAGGAAATTAGTGTTCCTCGGAAAAGCAAGATTGTTCCTTCGCCTCTTCATGATCGAATAGTGCCAGTCTTCACGGACGTGTGTATATTGAATATGAATGATCGACGATTGAATGGTATTAATGTTTTTAAGGAGAATATGAAGAAATATGGAGATCCATCAAAACCGTTTCCAGCCGATTTAGTTAAACAAGCATCAGATTCAATTATTTCTGAGCTCAATGCAAAAAAGACTATAAGTCTTAAAAGATGTTTGACAACTTTTGAAGCTATAAATGGTGTTCCTGGATATCCATTCTTGACAGCAATGGAGATGAGCACAGCAGCAGCTTTTCCTTTTTGTCTTGAAGGAATCTTGGGTGAGAAAAGACAACTTTTTGTTGGAGAACCAGGAAAATATGTCCCAAATTCAATTTTACAACATCATATCGACATTATTGAATCTCGAATTAAGGACAACATTTTGCCTGATTATCCTTTCATGAACACGATTAAGGATGAGAGGAAAGACAAGGAAGACGTAGCAAAAGGGAAGAGTAGGATGTTTTCAATGGCATCGGTAGCTTTGACGATAGTGCAGCGCAAATATTGCTTACCAATTATAGCCCATTTATATCAATGTAGACATAACAGTTTTTTATCAATAGGAATTAATAAAGCAAGCAAAGAATGGGACCAATTGGTTAGATATTTATTGGAAGTAGGTGATCAGTTTTCAGATGCAGATTATAAGAAGTTTGATACACGTGCCAATTTGGAAGTGCGACTAGCATGTAATAGGATTTTTGAGCAGAAATGGATGACGAATGAGGAACAGTCGAGAGTGCGAGTTCTCATGCGTTATGATTCTCAGGCACTTCATCAATGGGGCAAGTATATCCTAGCCCTACCTTCAGGAACGAGTTCAGGTTCTTTTGTAACAGCAACAATTGGCAGTATTATCAATGAATGTTACATAAGAATGGCATGGATCCATTTGATGCCACACGGATTTAAAGATATAGCAGTATATCGAAAGTATGTGCGAACAAAGAACTATGGAGATGACTTGGCAATGTCAACACATCGTGATATTTGTGAGGATTTTCATCCTCAGAAAATAGCCGATTTTTTAGAATGTTATAACATTCAAATGACATCAGGAGATAAACACTCCGCTTTAGGGTTCAAGTCTGTTACAGACTTTACCTTTCTTAAAAACAAAACCAAGTTATTCCATGGTTCTTATGTTCCGATACAGCAAGATCCTTGTGAACCCATCAATTGGATTCGAGTCGGAATGAATTCCGAACCCCCAGAAGTTGCATGTGAAGCAAATTGCAACAGTGTTCTCCGTACGTTGTTCTTTTACGGAGAAAAATATTTCAATGAAATTCGAGATAAGATCCTCGAACTAAAGGACTACAATCTAATAAGCTATCCAGCGTTATTAGCCGAATGGTTTGAGATTGGAGAACTCTCAGATCCAGACGGAACCTTCACTTTTTCAGAAGGACGACAAAAAATCTCCACAGCTCTAGAGAAATCTAAGAAGTTGGCATCTCAACCCCCCTTGAATTTTAAGGACGGACACAGCGAACAACCAAACATGAATTATGAAATAATAGATAAAATTTACAAAATTGAATTGCATTCTGGCGTCCAACCAGAAGGCTCTCAAGGTACATTGGACGACCCCGCCGCAGTATCAGATTCCAAATTTGGTACTATTACAACTGATCAAACTAGCCCAGCCATGACAGCAAGAGTGGAAGGAAGAGCCACCGCAACAACATCACGCTCTTCAAGATATAATCCTGATGGAATTTGGGATTTAGCCAAGATGTTAGGACGATGGAACTATGTGGATACAGTGACTTGGAGCGCATCTCAAGCAGCTGGTACCAACATCAAAACGTTTGACGTCTTAAGAGATCTTCTGACGAGCGAAATCGCAACGGTTCCTTTTCAACGATTCAATTTGAATCGATTCGATCAACTTCAGATTAAATTGGAAACCATTGGATATCGATACGCCAGAGGACGTCTCTTAGTCGTTTTTCGACCAACCCAGAGAACAGGAGAGTTTATTACCACACCCCCAACAATCAGTGATGCTATTGTGCTGGGTGCGGTGTCATTAGACCCGACGGCAGCAACAATTGCTCAAATAAATATTGATTTCACTTATTACAAGCAATACCTCGATCTTGTCAATGGTGATTGTCTTGGGCAACTCCATTTCATTGTGCAGAATACCTTCGTCCCTGGGACAGCCGGAACAAGTGAGTGTAGTGTGAAGATATTTTTTGCTCTCACTCAGGCGATGTTTAAACAACCTCGCTTTGGTGAAGCATCTTATGCGACACACTTACTTCCTTTGCGAATTGATTCGCACTCCGGCCTCATAGACGAAGGAGCTAAAGCTTTGAAGGGACTTGTCCATGACATTCTACCTGACAACATCGTGGGAGATGTTCTTGGAGGACTTCTAGATGCACCACAGTTGGGTGAACAGATACCACCCTTGGTGAATAAGGAAGTTCAATATTTCAATAATTCTCGAAATCCACAATATGTTGATGTTCTAACCCTCGATCCATCATCACAACAACTAGTCGATAAGGACGTGTTTTCTACCGGTGTCAATGAAATGATGATTCCCGAGCTTCTTAAAAAGAGCCAGTTTATAAAGACAGTAACGTGGACTGCAGCTAACACTGTGGGAACCGTTCTTTTTGCCGAAAATGTCGGCCCTATGAGTGATGTTCCAATTCCAGCAATTGGAACATTTGTCGTAGGAATTTTGAGCTATATAAGCTCTTTCTTTACTTACTGGCGTGGCTCGGTGATATATTTCATTGAAATCGTTGGAACTCAATTCCACGAAGGCAAAGTCGATTTTTGTTTTCATCCCCAAATTTCAGCAACAGCAGCATCAGCACTAACATACAAATCTAAACTTTCACAATATTTCAGAACCGTACATGTCCGAAACGGAGGAAATGTGTTTGCATTTCGTACCATATACCCCGGTGACACACCCGTCAAAAAGGTGTACAACGGAGTCACATTGGCCGATTCCCCCGTTCCAGGACAGCGCAGATTTCAGGATTATTTTAATGGAGCTGTGACGCTTAGTGTTTCAACTCTCTTAAATGCTCCTGAGTCTGTGCAACCCAACGTAGAAATCAACATCTACAAAATGGCAGGCAAAGATTTTGAACTTTTTATGAATACAGCACATGGATCAAGCATACAACCTAATGGATACGCACCAGACACTTCAGCAAGACGAATTATATCTCATTCAGGTGAAGAAGAAGGTACAATCAACCGCAACACCAACTGGTTTGAAATGCCTTGTGAAACTCTTGGTGTTGGTCCTAATGAGGCTAGTGATATACCACAATCTCAATTTGGAGAATATTTCAAGAGTTTGCGTGATGTGTGTAAGAGATACACTTTGAATTCGTTTGGAAAGATAGAAGTACCTTTGACCGCTGAAGGTGGCGCAATAGCTGGAAATAATCCTTTGACACTCGTATTAGCTTACGGTTCATCAAATACAGGAAAAACCTTTATTGGAAAAATATCTCCACTATTTCGCAATTTTCGTGGCGCAATGGTACACAAATTCAGAATTCGAGTGATGTATCAGAAAGCAGCAGGCACACCAATTGAAATACCATTCTCTGGCTTGATAACACAAATACCAACTCCAGATCCGTCGATGTCTATTCAGACTGCTTATACAGTTGATAGTCATTTTTTGAATGCACAACCCCACGCCTATATATCAGATAAGCAAATAGCTGAATTCAAAGCCCCATTTCTTTCTACTAGAACTTCATGTTTAGTTGAGAAAAGTTGGGAAGAACCATTTACAGTTTATGAGAATGAAGCTCTTGCAAATACAACATTAAACGTCCTTTTATGGCCTGTTTTCCCACAAGGAACAACAGAAGCTGACAATCTTGACATTTACTTAGACTGGTGGATAGCAACTGCAGATGAAGCTACTTATGGAGTTTTCATAGGCATACCACCAGTCCAAATCGCCTTAACAGGTGGAGGATTGTGCATTAATCCTGACTATTGGCCTGTAACAGCCTTAAGTCGACAACCAAAACCCCCCCGCTAACTTAATATTATTTAATTGTTATTAATTACGCTCAAACAGAAAAACTTTTACAATTATACTTTTATTTAAACGCAATATTTATTTGATTATTTATTTTATATTTTTTGGTTATTTTACCATTTTTTATTTTCTTTTTAAAATTTCTTATAAATTTTCACAGTATTGAATATTAGCCAATGGGCCGTCCTTGAAGGGACAAGTAGAAATACTCTCCAGCTAATATTTATTTTCCTGCACACTGTAGTTAGGTGTGTGGGATGTAGTGTAACAACAACAAACAAGTGACCCAACCAGAAACCTCTTTTGAGATAAGCTAGTGGTTGGGGCGTGAACTACCCCGGCTATTAGACTTTATTGAAGAAAGAGGTTGATAATATTTATTTATTTATTTATTTTAATCTAGCAATCAACTATTTCAAATCAATATTGGGCCACC